AGCGTTGCTCGCGCAGAACGCGGAGACCTGCTCTCCCCCGCTTGAGCGCGTCGAAGTATTAAGAATCGCGCGTTCTATGGCGCGGTATCAACCAATTCAAAGTGACGGGCGGGGGATCCCGCTGGCAAATACCCCTGTAAAAACCCCTGCCAGCGCTCCGCCCGTCACACCATTCCTGATCCCGGCAGCCGAAGCCATAAAAAACGTCACAAAAGCCGAAGAACTGGTCGAGAATTTCCTTGAGAAACGCGCATACGCCGTGCTTTTCGGCCCATCCGGCGCCGGGAAAACGTTCGTCGCACTCGACATCGCGCTCTGCGTTGCAGCCGGGCGCCCGTGGGCAGGGAAAAAAACCAGTCAAACGTCCGTCGTCTATCTCAACGGCGAGGGCCAACGAGGCATGGGGAAACGCATCAAGGCGTGGCTGATCCACAACGAGTTGCTCGATACCGAAGTGCCGTTCTACTTGACCCGGCATTCACTGCTGCTCACCGAGCAAGAACAAATCGAAAAGCTCATACACGAAGCGCGCAGTGTCGATGCCAAGTTAATCGTCGTCGATACACTCGCCAGGAATTTCGAAGGCAACGAAAACGACGCCAGTGATATGTCCACATTCAATGCGCACATCGGACACCTGCAAGCCGAAACCGATGCGGCAGTCTTAATCATCCATCACACAGGCCTGACGACGGATGAACGCGCACGCGGTAATAACCAGTTGAAAGGCGCGCTCGATTCTGAGTTCCGAGTCGTGAGAGACGGCGACCTGATCGCACTCAATGCGACGAAACAGAAGGACATCGAGCTGGGTGAACCGATGCATTTCGAGTCCGAAATTATCACGTTCGGCAGCGACGATGGCGACGAATTGACCAGCATTATTGTAAAGGCGACGGGGAAGCAACCGTACCGAAAGGGGGTCCTTTTTGGGTCCATGCGCGAGCTGCTGGCGACCATCACAACAATGCAGAACGAAGTCCGGGTGCGGCTCGAAAAATCGGGGCGCAGCGACGATCCGAAGGTGTCACGGAGGCAGCTCGCTGAACGCATGTCGGAGCTTGCGCCGGACACACTAAAGAAGCAGCTTTTAAGACTCAAGAATGGTGGGCACGTCGAATTGTCACGGCATGACGTGTGGTTAAAACCGGACGATTGGGGAACGGGATAAAACGGGACAGAACGGGACATATAACGGGACGGAACGGGACGTGGGTACTCGCCGAACGGGACAAGACAAACGGGTTGGTATTAATACCACCCGTTGTGTCCCGTTTGCATACCGGGACAGATAGCGGGTTAGAGAGGGATTGGGATGAGCGGTAAGAGTTCACGGGACAAAGGCGCCGCGGGTGAGCGAGAGCTTGCCGGGTTGCTGACCGAGTTGTTGGGGAACCAGACCGTGCAGCGTGAGCTGAGCCAGACGAGGGATGGCGGGTGCGACCTGGTGCTGCGGTCCACCGCGGGTGACGTCAACGTCGAGGTCAAGCGGGTCGAGCGGCGGTCGCCGGATATTTACGGCTGGTTGGGACAGTGCGATGCGAGCTGCGAGGATGGCGAGCTAGCGGTCGTTGCGTGGCGCCCGAGTCGCCGTGGCTGGACCGTGACGATGTCCGTCGAGGACTTTGCGCGGTTGGTGCGAGAGGCGCAGCCGGTCGGCGCCTGGAGCGACGAGAAGGCCCGGCAATGGGCGCTCGACAATTGTTCGTGACGCGCTGGGGCGGCAGTTGGGATGATGACGATTTGCTCGGGGACCTGGCCGAAGCCGGGGTGACGCGGGACATGCTGGCGACGGCGTATCAGCGCAAGTTGGTGCGGCAGTTGGCGGCAGCGGCGCAGGTGACGCCGGGGCAGTTGCGGATGGCGGCATTGGCTTGGGGGCTGGTGCGAGAATCGCCGTCAGGGCGCGTGAGAGGCGCTCAGAGCGACGAACGGGGTGTTAGGCTTGTGGTGGTAAGGGGTCGGGATGATGAGGCGCGTGGAGGCTAAGACAGATGCCCGGACGACCGAAACGGAAACAGGATTTGGTTTTGCTTGAAAAAATGGGCGAGGAGCCGGTGCGCGAGTTGCTTGAAAGCGCGATGCCGATCGCCGAGGTGTGTCGCACTTTGGGCGTCGGAAAGCGGGCGCTGATGGAATGGTTGGAGGCGGATCCGCGGAGAGCGAGACTGCGCTCCGAGTCGCGCGCGAGGGCGGCTCACATCTTGGCCGAAGAGGCCATCGTCATCGCTGACGACACGGCTGGCGAGACGCAGCGGGACCGGCTCCGGGTCGACACCCGGAAGTGGTTAGCGGCTCGATGGAACCAGGCCGACTACGCAGAAAAGCCGCAAACCGCAATCCAGTTGAATATCAATGGCTTACACCTCGATGCGCTCAAGTCTGTCAACGAGCTAGTACAAGTTGACAATACCCCTGATGATGCGCTGCCGCATGACGACGTTTTGCCGGCGCCCGAGCCCGAGCCTGAGCCGGAGCCAGAGCCGGAGCCGGGGCCGAAAAGCACCTGAGCCCCCCCCCGTCGCGGATTCCGCGGCCGCGTCGTCGTCAACCCAAACCGCGCCCGACCTACACCCCGAAAATTTTTCTTGTCACAAAGCGTGTCACAAAGCGTGTCACACGCAACACACTGAAACCGAAACAAAAAACACGCCGTGCCAGAACTATCGGACACCAGGTATTCCGCCCCCGACCTACGCCCCCGAAAAATTTTTTTTCAAAACCGTCCTGAAACCTACGACATATTAAATCCTATTGGCAATAAGGACTTACGAAACCTAACACCCATTACCACCCCTAACCTACCTAACCTACCACCTTTTTCCACATCACCGCCGACTTACCGCAGTTGCGGTAACACTTACCGCAGTTGCGGTGCTTTTCCCCCATAGATGACATAGATGCCCCGTACGTTTACAGCTGGCATCTATGGCATCTATGCAGCCAAAAAAAATAATCACAAATAAGTGATGTAATTTCTTGTATTTTGTAAAGGCATGCCATACAATACGTCTACTAACTCAATACACACCAACAGGGGAAACGAAAATGATTAACTATTACGAGAAAGTGGATTTTGGCAAAACCGTCTACACGGTCGATGCATCCGCATCGTCGATTGACGAACATGACCTGGCGGCGCTGGCAAGAGAGTACGCAGAAACGACAACAACCCCCATGGGGGTCGGTACGCGCATGTACACCGACGGCTGCGACCTGCGCAGCTGGGGGCCCGCAGGCAACAACGACACGCTAGTGCATGAGTTTGAAAATGAGGAACAGGCCGATCACGCTTTACTGCTCTGCCATCTGTACGACCTCGCAAATTATGCCGACGCGCCGACCGTTTTTTATGCGCGTACCGACGCCGAGGCATGTCTTGCCGAGCTGCTGGAGGATGCAGAATGATCACTTTTACAAACGACTTTCACAATACGAGCGTTCGCCTCCGCGCCGGCCTCGGCGACTACTTGTCAGACAGTCAAATCAAGCGAGCTGCGCGGGTACTGTGCCCATCAGCGGACTGTTTCTGCGGACACGGAGAGATAAACACTCGCGGGCGGCAAGACGATGGATGCGTCGTAGAGTTCGGCCGTGTCGTTGAGGAAAGCAAATGACAGTCTACGGCTACACCCGCGTGAGTACGGACGAGCAAGTCATTGGCACATCGCTCGAAACGCAGCGCCCGGAGATTGCAGGCGTTGCGATGTCGAATCATATGGAAGTGGACGAATGGATTGTCGATGCCGGCGTGAGCGGCACGCTGCCATTCTTCGAGCGGCTCGGCGCCCATGGCATCGTCATCGGGAAAGGCGACGTGATCATCTGCGCGAAGCTTGACCGTTTCAACCGCAACCCGGCCGATTGTTTGTCGGTTGTGCAATCGCTAAAGAAGATCGGAGTTAAGCTCTTCATCAATGGCCACGGTGACGTGACCGATCCGGCTAACCCGCTCGCTGAGTTTATGTTCCAGATGCTCGCCTGCTTCGCTGGCTACTACGCCGCTGACTTGCGTCATAAGAACATCACCGGTAAGCGCGCGAAGAAACAACGTGGCGGTTACAACGGTGGCACGGTGCCACACGGCTACCGCGTCCAAGGGAGCGGTCGGGCGAGTACACTGATCCCCCTGGCCGAAGAGCAGAATATGATCGAGTTTATTAACGACTTGGCATCAAAAACAAATGTACGCGGGCGCCCATTCTCATCGCGAGACGTGCAGAAAATGACGCAGGGAAAGTTCCCCGAGTTGCGCGTACCCTCTCACACGACGATTAACAAAATGCTTAACGAGGTACGTGATGGCGGCGGCTGAGCAAGACAATCCGTTTATTGAATTCCTCAATCGTTATCGAACGGCGCCGGCGCTTTTCGTCGAAGAGGTGCTTGGCAACAAGCCGGACCCGTGGCAACGAGAGCTGATGGACGCGGTCGCCAAAGGCCACCGACGTTTGAGCGTCGCAAGCGGTCATGGCTGCGGAAAGTCAACCGCGGCATCGTGGCTGATGCTGCACTACCTACTCACGCGCTACCCCTGCAAGATCGTTGTGACCGCACCGACGACCAATCAGCTTTATGACGCGTTGATGTCAGAACTAAAAAGTTGGATCAAGCAACTTCCGGACAGCTTGCAGGAATTACTTGAGGTTAAGGCCGAGCGTGTAGAGCTGAAGGCCAGCCCGACAGAAGCATTCGTCTCCGCGCGGGTCAGTCGCTCGGAGACGCCCGAGAGTCTCGCCGGAGGGCATAGCGACAATG